CCGATTAACCCAAGCGTCGGGCCTGTAACTAATCCCCCTTCTGCAAATGCTGGAATCAAAGAGTTGAAAGCTGTTCTGGCTAAGCCCGCAGCAGCTCCAGCAAGAGCTGGAATCAAAAACACCGAGCCTGGGAATGGAGGCAAAGTTTCAAGAGCTGTTCTAACCGCAGCAGAAACTCCAGCGGCAATTTGAGCTCCAATGATATCTTTCATCATTTTCTTTACATTTTCCGCATACTCTTCAAAACTATCAGCCCCTTGTGCTAATTCATCTTCAATTCTGTGCATTATACCAGCCATTCCCTCTTCCAAAGTTTTCACATCAGTTCCAAAAAATTCCGCCATCTTATCTCCTAAACTTCCAAGAGCTCCCTCAAATTCGTTAATTGGAGTATTGTCAAAAATGTTTTGTTTTGAATCAACAATTTTCTCTTCTAAGTCAAGAATATCTTTTCCATAATGTTCATTAACCATCTTCATTTGCTCAAGATGTCCAAGCTCCTCTTCTCTTATTTTTTGATTGAACTCTTCTTTTGTTAAAAGTCCATTAAGAAGATTTTCTTTTAATGCAATAACTGATTCTTTGTGATTTCTTTTAAGAGCATCAATATCGATTTCAAAAGAAGATTTTGTGGGGCCCGATGGACCTGTCGGGTCGTCTGTTGTTCTTGTTCCATTTGTATCAACATCAACATTTTTCCCTTTTAGCTCAACAACATCATCAGTTTCAACTTCAACATTTTCGGCCGAGGCTTCTATGTCATCAGCATCAAATCCCAAAAGTCCCTTTACATCAATTGGCTCAGCTTCCAATCCTTTTTGATATCCCGCTCTAAATTCATCAGCAACACCAGTTCCAAAATCAGAAAACGTCTTTTTAGAATCTCTAAAACCTTTTAAAATTCTATCCTTGTCAAGAGTAAAGATTCCAATTAAAATGTCGCCAACACTCCCTAAAGTATCCATAACGAGTCCTGGCAGTGAAGTAAACACCTTTTTAGCGGCTCCAAACAAACCAAATATTGCTCCTCTTACTTGTTCAACATTATTAAATAACAAAACAAAAGCTGTTACAAGTCCAATAATCAAGGTAATAACTAAAAATATTGGATTTGCTAAAAACGCTAAATTTAATTTCAATTGAGCGGCTCTAAGAAGCATAACTGCTTTTGTTATTGAAACGTAAGCCATAGCTAATTTTCCAACTATCAAAAATAAAGGGCCTAAAATTGCAAGAAAGCCTCCAAAAACAACAATTATTGTTTTTGTTGTATCAGATAATCCTGTAAACTTATCCATCAAATCTCCTACAAGCTCAGTGGCTTTATCAACAGCAGGAGCTAAAACCGCCCCCATTGTAATTCCAGCAGTTTCAGTTCGAGATGCCAAACGCCTCATTGAACCAGCTAATCCAGATTCCATCGTGTCAGCCATGCCTTGAGCGGCTCCCTCTGATTTAATCAATTGTTGTTCATAAGTTGCAACCTTTTCTGTTGACTCTGCTAAAACAAGAGCCGAGCTTCCAGCTCTATCTCCAAAAATTTCAGTTGCTGTTGAAAGCTTATTTGTAGATGAATTAATTTTTTGCATCGCCTCTTCATAAGTCAAACCAGCTGTGTTTAATCTTCTAAAAATAATTCCAAGATGTGTTCCGAGTTTACCCCCCTCCATCGCTGTTCCATCAGCCAGAGCCATAACTTTTGATGTCAACTCTTCTAAGCTTTGACCAGAAGCTTTTGCTGTTGCAGCAGCATTTGGGAGCATTGCGTTCAATTTATCCAAGTTAACTGCGGAATTAGAAGTCGCTAGCGCTAGAACATCAGTAACCCTACCAGATTCCGAGGCCGACAATCCAAAAGCATTCAACGCAACAGCTGTTGTTTCAGCAGCAAAACCTAATTCACTTCCAGTTGCTTGAGCTAACCTTAAAACACTAGCAGAAGCGGCGTCAATTTGTTCAGGCGTCATTCCTAATTTTGAAAGTTCAAATTGTAATTCTGAAACTTGACTGGCAGAAAATGAAGTTGTTCGACCAAGTTCTTTTGCGGTATCAGAAAGCATTTTCATCTGTCCATCAGTTGCACCCGAAACCGCTTTAACCTTTAACATCCCTTGCTCAAAATCCATGAAAACTTTTGTAGCTCCAGCGCCCAAAGCAACTAATGGCAAAGTCAAACTCATTGTCATGCTTTGTCCAGTTTTCTGCATCGCTCTTCCAAACTTTGCAGCTCTTCTTTGCATCTTGTTGAGCTTCTTTGTGAAGTCAGTTGAATTAACTCCAACTTTAAAATTTAAAAAACCAACCGAAATTCCCGCCATTATTTTTTGTTTTTATGTGCTATTAATTTTTTATGATACTCAGCTTTTGCTTTCAAAATTTCATAATCTGTTTTAGAATCTTTATTCACTTTTTTATCCCACTCAAATTCAATTAAATCTTTTGGCTTGTATCTTTTACCTTTTGCAACATGAACATTCAAAAGAATGCACGTGCTCCATCTTGTTCGTTCCCAATCATTCCTTTGTCTTAGATTTTCCATTTCATAAAAGCCTTCCATTTTATTAAAAAAATGTCTTGGCAACATATCATAAAATTCTTCAACACTCATGTTCATTCTTCCAAAAGCAATCTTTTCCAATTTCTGCCAAGTTAACTCTTCTTGCTTTTCTTTTTTGTTATCTTGGCTTTGGACTTTTTTTCTCCACTTGACTCTTCCATTGCTCTTGCAAGTATTTCAAAAGCTTCTTCAATTGCTTCCATGTTTCCATCAAATAAATCTGTAACATCAGCAATGGAATATTTAAATTCTTTTTTTGCTTTTCTGGCTCCATCTTTCATTCCACAATAAATCAATGCAAAAGCATCATTGAAAGTTGTTTGACCATTAGCAAGTTTATTTAAATCTTGCATTGTTGCTCCAGTTATTCTGGAATATTCTCTTAACGCATTGAATCCAAATCTAACTGGAAAATCTTTGCCATCAATTACTAATATTTCGTATGTCATTTTCTAAGTTTTTTGTCTTTCCTGAATTAAAAAAAACGACGCCATGCACTCAGAAAAGAAAACGCATGACGCCGCTTAAAAAACATATTAACTACTAATTGTTTGAGTTAAAGCTCCACTTCCTTGAAAAGAAACTGAATATGTTGCAGTATCTTCCATTGGTGCAGAAACACTTATTGAAGTAATAAAACCAGTTCCAGAATAATTGATATCTCCTGTTTGTGTTGTTCCAACTCCAAATTTCAAAGCGAAAGATGTTCTATTATGTAAGTGCAAATAAAGCTCATCAGCCGTAACTTCTGTAACAGTTGAACCATCTGCATTTGTATATAAATATAATGCATCAGTTGAAACATCAAAGTTTCTTATTCCCTCCATGTTCTCTTCCCATCCACCACTAGCTTTTGAAGAGGTTGAACGAAGAGATTGATTAATATTAATTGTTGCGCTTGTTGAAAATCCGATTAAAACACCATCAACGTAAACGCCAAGATTTGTTCCATTTAAAGAACCATTATAAGTTGCCATTTTGTTTAATTTTTAATTATTATTATTGTCTTTTTTTGTTTTTGTTTTCTTTTCCTTATCTCCATAACCATTTTCTTTGAGCCAGTTATACATTTCAGAATCAACTTTAATAACACTCCCAACTTCAAAAGTTTTGTGGCCTCTGGTATATTTTTTTTCTAATTTAAATTCCATTTTTTTTAATTTTCATTATCAATCCAACCATTATCGGGGTTTCCAATAATTTCTGTTATTTCTACTAGATTATATGTCATTTTTCGATCAAAAAATTTTGGAGTTTCTCCTCTAAATTTTAAGATTGTTTTATCTCCATTCAAAGAATATCTTAATGAATCAATAGAATCCTCAATGACCATTTTAAAATCTACTGAATCCAACTCTTCTTTATTTATTATAACATATTTTAATTCCATTCTAAATTCCTTTTGGTACGTCTGCAACAAAATCAGCTTGTTCCATATTTACCATTGTTGCATTATTGTTTCCAATTTCATCGTTTATTGTTGGAGCTGTTGCAATCGGATTTCCTTGATTATCTCCATCTCCCATTTTATAATGAACTTTTATATTTGATATTCCAGCAACAGCATCTGGATAACCTCCATTGTATAAACTTGTAATTTGAGACGAACTTAATTCAGCGTTGAAAACTGAAACTTCATCAATATTACCTTTCCAAAAATTGCCTCCAGTTAGATTGGTTCCTATTGCAGCCGAATCAATACTTCCTGTAAAAGTTCCACTTATTGCAGTTGTTTGAACCAAATCTCCATCAAAGTAAATTTTTATATTTCCAGTTGAGTTCCAAGTTGCAGCCACATGATGCCAATTACCATCACCAGAAATAAAAGTTTTTGCCGCAATATTGGCAGTTCCTCCAGCTTTATAAGTAGCTCTAATTTCAGATGCGCTGTAATTGTAAAAGATTCTAATATGATTATTGTCATCTTTTTTGTAAATAATAAATTCTCTTCCACTTGTTACAGCATCCATTTTGAACCAAACAGAATAACTTCCAGATGTTTTAATGGAATCCATTCCAGTAACTGGCAACGTGATTGATTCATCAACCCCATCAAACTTTGTCGAATATATATTGTTGATTGAATTTGTAACTCTCACTTTAAAATCTAAACTCTTTCTAAATATTCCATCTTTGCCGCTCATATCATCAAAAACATCATCAACGCCTTCAAAATCTATTGACTGGATTTCCACTCCATTAAAATTTCCTGAACGTCTATCCAAAGCCGTTCTTATGTAGTTACCAAGAAAACTTGCTTCAGTGTAGGTTTGACAATAAGCCGATACTAAAATCGTATATGAATTGAGTTGTGCTGTTGTGCTTTTTTGAGTATCTGGAGAATCATTTGCAATATCATATATTATAAAAGGAAATTGAGAACTTTGTTCCATAACACTCGGAGCAATCCTAGTTCCAACAAGACCAGCAACAGCCGTGTTATCAGATAAAATTTTATATATTGCCCTCCCTACATTCATTGTTTAGCAAATTTTCGAGCCGCTCTTTTATACATTTTTTCAGCTAAAGGAAAAATTGAACGAACTACACTATCTCCTTTTGCTTTAAAAGCGTCTTTCATAAAAGTTTTTCCCTCAGATGTATATTTTCCAAAGTGTTCCACTTGGTCTCCATACTCAATCCAAGCGCCATAATATCCCCCTTTGTTTTTACCAAATTTTCCTTTGACTCTTGGCCCGATATATCCTCCATTAACATCTCTTGAAGCTTTAGTCCTGAACCACTGAATTGAGTTTTTAAGAGTTCCCCTTTTAATTGTTAAACTTTTTTTTGGAGGATAAGGAATGTCTTTGTCTGCTTCTGGAGCGTTTCTAATTGCAGCATCTTGCAAAGGTTTCATTGTTTTTTTCCATAATCTAACCCAAGCAGCATCGGCAGCCTTTGAATCTTTCCATCTTTCAATCTGTTTGAACATTTGAATAACTTTTGGCATACCTTGCAATTCAAATGTAATCTTATCTGTTTGTTGACTTGACTTTGCTCCAGCTATCATTGATTATCTTTTATTGTTGTTTCTATTTCCAAGAATCTATCTCTTCCATCTATTTCTTTTATTCCATGGATTATGTAAGTTTCGTTTTCATCAATATCGTGAATGTGATAAGTTCCTAAAATTCTAATATCACTCATGTTTCTCACATAAAAACAAACCTCAGTATTTTGAACGATTTGCTCAGAATCTTCTTTTCTATCTGATTTCTTATAATCTTTTTTTGCCCACAAAGTGTAAAGAGTTGCATAAGTTTTGGTAGTTCCACCAAAATCATTCTTAACACTTGTAAAATTTTTTACTTCAATTCTCCTGTCTAACTGTCCGATACTTAACATACTTGAACCTTAAATTGATTTAACAAATATTGACTTGACAAAGGAAGTTCAGTTGCAGTTCTGCCTGTTATTACAGATTGTCTATTTTCATATAGATTTCCTATTGTTAAAAGGATTGCACTTTTAATAGCTTGTGGAACGTCAGCAGCTTCTCCATATCCAACTGAATATCTAACAACAACAGCGTTCATTCTATCAGCAATTTGTGGATAAGCTTTTTGAACTTCCAATCCAATCCTTGCTGGCTGTGAAACATTGTCAACAATATAATTAGCAGCATCCCACGTTTGCAAACTATTATTTGAATCATAATATTTAATATGAGTTATTGAAATAACTGGAGATTTATACAATTGCTTTACTCCAGCAAAGGTGTCAGAATATTGTTCAACAACTGTTGTTGTGAAATATCTATTTGTATATTCTTGACAAGATTCCGTTGCAGCTGAAATTAAATTAGTTATCAATGCATCATCAGCACTTGAATCAATTTTCAAATGAAGTTTGACTTCCGAAAGAGTCAAGACCGCATCTCCAGCCGTTATAACTTTTAAACTTCTTTTCATATTAAATAAATAAAAAAAAGAGCTGGCTGAAAACAACCAGCCCTTTTTAATTAATAAACCAAATTACTATGCTTCTAATGATTTTTGGAAAGTTGAAGCTTGAACAGCAGCAGCATCAACTAAACTTGTTATCACCATTCTTGGAAGACCTTTAGCAGAGTTTGTATATGGGTCAAATAATATGTCCAAACCTCCAAACTGTGCAACATGCACCTTTGAAAAATCTCCAAATAAAACAGCATCTTTTGAAGCTGTACCACCAGAGTTCAAATTAGATGTTATGAATGAGAAATATCCATTTAATCTTTTATCAGCGTTATCATATAAAGCAGAAACATTTGAAACCTGTGCCAATCCTTTAACAGTTGCATAAGCAGCTGGATTCAAGATATAAGCAATTCTCGCTCCCTCTAGAGCAACATTTGCAGCTAATAAATCTGTTTCTAGTTTTTGAACACCAGCAGCGTCAATAGCAGAAGTTCCAGAAGCTGTTGCATCTTTAAATAAAGAAGTTGGAGCGTTTGTTACATCATCATTTGCTAAGAAAGCTGATTCCATTGTTGCAGCAATATTAGCAGCCATGTTTCTTTGTAGAGCCGCTTCCAAACCTGTGCTTTGAACCATTGACTCTTGACTCATGTTAACAATAGAGATTAACTTCTTTGGAGATAATGTTACAGCTGAAGTCGTTCCATTTTCGGAAGGCGTGCCAGATGCACCATCCTCAGAAACGAAAGTTGAAGTTATCCCAGAGAATACTGGGAATTTCATGTTGTTTATACCCCCGTAAAAATTTCCTCCGGCAGAAGTTAAAACTAAGTTTGCTTCTAACTGGTCAGTGAAACTCATTGTTTGAGAAGAGTTAACGTCAGCAGTGTCAACATTAGCTCTAGTTAAAATGCTTGATGGTATTCCAACACCCTTAACAGTTCCACCAGTATAACGACACTCATTGATTGCTTCCTCATGAGCTTCCTTGATAACGCCTTCTAGTTTACCACTATAAGCAGCTCTAACAGCTGATTGAAAAGTAAACTTTTCAAGGTCTTTATCAACTTTCTTTGAAACTTTGATTCCAGCAACTTTTGCTGAATTTCTCAAATTAGTTTCTATTTTTTCAGCTCTTTCAATTTTAACATCAACATCATCAATCTTTGAAAGGATTGAATCCATCTCATTGTTTTCCTCTGAAGTCAAATCTCTTTCTTCAGCTTTACAAGTTTCTTTTATAACTTCTAGCTTTGAAATATAATCTGACCTCAATTCTTTTAATTCAATACTTGATTTCATTTTATTATTTTTTATTATTACTATTATTTTCGCTTTGCAATTTCAATTTTTAGTTTAGCCAGCGAACGCTTAACCAAATCGTTTTCTTCATCTTTTCTTTTTATTGATTCTTTATATTTTTGGAGCCCTCTTTGTGCAATTACTAAATCCGATGTAGATTCAGAATAAGCGGGGTAAGTGACCGAACTAATATCAAACAATCTGTCAATTTTGTTTATTGTTCTAATATCATTTCCATTCTCATCAGTAGTCCATGAATCTCCACCCTCTGCAATTGTAAAGGCAAAAGAAGATTGACTTATATTTCCATTTTTAAGATTGACTCCCAAATCTCTTCCATAAGTTGTATCTGGTAATTCATAAGAATATTTCAATCCAGTTTCATCAATTGAAAGATTAAGATTCCCCTCGCCAAACTTTGAACGTGCTAATATCAAGTTCGGGTCATGATTTATTAGAGCTCTAACATCTGAATTTTTTATTGTTTCATCAGTTATTGCAGTTGGTGAGATGAACTCGAAAAAACCCCCGAGATTCTCACTTCTACTGTTAAAAACACTCCCATATCCAACAACAACATCTTTGTTGTTTTCAGTTGTTTCAACTCTAGTTTCTAAATTGTATATTCTTTTTTCCATAATATCATTATATTTATTATCCCAAATATTTCTTATAAGTTTTCTTTCCTCTTCCTCTTCTTCATAATGATGGTTGTTTTCAACTTCCTCTTCAACCATTTCCATTTCTTCCTCTTCAGGCTTGCTCATAACTTTCAAAGCCTCTTCATGATTTTCAAATGGCATATAAACTTCTTTGTCATCTAAAATATGAATGTGAAAAGAAGGCTCCCCACCTAACTCTTCAGCCATTTTTTCTGCTTCTTCTTTTGAATCATATAAAGGAAGTTCAATTCCATCTGTTATCATTGAACCGACCTTTGCTCTCAAATTTTTATCTTCTTTCATTTTTTCAACTACTGGATGGTTAGATGGCAATAAATCTGTATCATGTTTTCCACTTCTAAATTTGCCTTTTTTCAAAGCATAAAGAAAACTATTAACACGAGCAAGAGCCCACTGCTCAGGACTTGAAACACTTGGCCTCACTGAACTTGGATTTGTATTGTAAGCTCCCACGCCCCTATCAAAAACTTTTTCTAATGTTTTTAAAGAAACTTTTGCATTCCAATCAATACTCATATCCGAAACCTCTTCATTATGGTCTTTCATCTTTTTTTCCAAAGCCTTTTTTATTTTTGCCGAAACTCTTTCTTCTTTCTCTTCCTTTTCAATTTGGTTTCTTTTCTTTGTTGACCAGCTCATTCCAGCGTCATCGCCCCACAACATCCAAGCTATTTTTCCAGCTGAGGGGAAACCATCCTCACCAAGTTCAAAGCCCTCTGCTTGTTTGTCAACTTCATGTCTTTGGAAATAAGCATACATTTTTTTAACTCTTGGGATTGTTAACTGGTTTGATATTATCATTCTAGCAGTTTTCACTCCAACCTCAGTTCCACCTCTTCCAAATTCTTTTCTAAGTTCCAACCCTCTTTTTGCCGCTTCAACCATTCCTTTTGTTGGCGTCAAATCAATATCTTCTAAATCTCTGTAATAATTTTCATTATCTTTTTCAGCCTCTTCTTTAGAGTCATATTTACAAGCGCCAGTTTCGCCCCACTTCCATTTTCCATTTTCACATTCTTTTGCTGGCATTATAAGTTTTCTATATCAGTTAAATTCAAAGGAATATAATTTTTATCCCCTCCCTCAACTCTGTTTAAATCTTCTTTTCTTCTAACCTCATTGATTGTCATAAATCCATTTGTGATTCCAGCCTTGTAAAAATCAGTTCTATCTTTTATATTTCCTCTTAATAATGCGTTTGTATTGAATTTAATATACTCCTTTCCGATTTGATTTCTTCTAAAAAGTTTCATGTTTAACTCCATTTCAATCTTTGTCAAATAAGGCATTAAAGTATAAGTAACAAATTCTTGTGATTGCATTTCAATATTATTAAAACTTGACTTACTCAAGTCTTTTAGCATGTGTGGCGGTATATTAAATATCCTTGCTATTTCAGTAATAGAAAAATTCCTGCTCTGGAGAAACTGAGCCTGTTCGCTTGAAATACTTATTGGCTGATATTCAAGCCCCTCTTCTAAAACTGCCGTTTGATTTGCTCCACTAAGTTTTGCATAATTATTATTAAAAGATGAACGCAATCTATCAATTGCCGTTTCAGATAAACTCCTTGATGTTTTTAATATTCCAGAAAGTTTTGCTCCATTTGCGAAAAATGTTGCTCCATATTCTTCCACCGATTGACCCCAACTGATTGCATTTGCGTTTTGTTCAATAGGACTTAAACCAACAATCCCGCCTTCAGTGTGTGTTATTCCTTTTGTTGCGTTTACATCTGTTATTAATTTGAAATGTAATATTTCATCTGATGTGAAAGTTCCAGCAACTTCATCTGATGTGTAAAATAATTTATTTTCTCTAAGGTAAACTTGAACACCAGCATAGTTCAATGGCAATAATTCAATCGGCCTTCCAGAATTATTTCTTACGATTCTCACATAAGAATTTCCATTACAAAGCAAGTCCATCATAATCTTTTCCATGAACGTAACTTTGTTTTGATATGTGTTCGGAGCGTATTTTAATAAATAAGATAAATCATTATCAATCTCAACAATATCTCCATTGTTTTCTTTTTTACAAACTTTGATTGGCAGTGATGAAACCGATTCACTTAACAATCTCATTGCAGCCCAGACAGCTGAGAAAGTCAAAGCTGATGAAGGACTAACTGAGATTTTATTTCCAAAACCAAAGCTGTAATTTATGCTTCTTTTATCGCCTTTTTTAGGCGTTGTTATAAATATATTTTGGAGCCTTTGCAGTATTCCCACAGTTAAATTTTTCGCAATAATACGCCTTATTTTGTCGTTTTTTATGCAACATTGTTTCCTTTGTTTAAGACTATTTTAATGACTTCTAAGGAACTTTGACTTGTTTTGCTTATCAGTATATTAAAAACTTGAGAAAATATAACCTGTTTAAATTACTAGGTTAACATTTTTTGACTCTATTTAACATAATAATTTTTATGTAAAATAAGTTTTTTAATGTTTTTTTGTCTTTCTATCACGACAAACACGAAAGGAATTGTAGTCTGAATAACGCCTTTTTCCAAAAGTTTTTTCATAATCTTTTTCAAGATTTTCATAAGCTTGAATCAATGTTTTATGCTCTTTTGTACGCTTCCAAAATTCTCTCACAAATCCATCTGCACTTATTAAAATAATTTTATCTTTCATAATATCAACAATCCTCTATCGTTATAAACTGAACTTGAATCATCCATTGTCATCATCTCTCCAACTGCCATAATTAAGCTGACAACAAAATCAATTTTTTCCGAACTTCTTTTTTTGGAGGGCTTTATATTACCAGCAGCATCCTCTTCCATTACACAATTTGAAACCATCCAAGCGGCAGCTGGATTGTTATTATGTAATATTTTTTTTCCAATAATTAGAGCCTCAACTTCTTTTGATGGTGCACTCATTGAAACGAATCCTTGACCAAAGGGAGCCATTGGAACGCCTTCATTTGTCAAATCAATAACGAGTTGACTGGCGTTCCATCTATCATAAGCAATGCTTTGAACATTGAATCTAGCTCCAATTTCTCGAATCTTTTCTTTTATGAAATTATAATCAGCAACATCTCCAGCCGTATAAATAATATGTCCTTGCTTTTCCCAAGTTATATAATCAACTTTATCTCTTTCACTTCTCCTTTTTGCGTTTTCCGCTGGAACAAAAAAATAAGGATATATGACAAACTTATCTTCATCTTTGAATAGAAGTGTCAAGGCGCTTATATCTCGTGTTGAAGCAAGGTCAAGCCCTATCCAAACAGGTTGATTTTCAAACTTACTTAAATCAACATCAGTTCCACATGCCTCCCACTCTTTCGCACCAATCCAAGCCGTTACTGAATCAGTCCATTGATTTAACATCAACCGGCGAAAACTGTTGGAATAACTTGGAACATCAATTGCTCTTTGTGATTCTCTTTTCATGTAATCTTCTTTCAAACTAATTCCATAATTTGGATTTGCTTTTTTCCAAATCTTTTCATCTGTAATGTCATCCTCAAGTTCTGATTCATAAATTGCAGAATAAAAACTTTCATCTTCAATAATATTATCTTCAACTTTCTTTGAGTAAGAATATAATTCATAACAGATGGATTGTTTATCATATCCCGCCGTTGTTATTGCAATCATTAGAGGCTGAGTTCTTGCTCCCGTTGATGTCAAAAGTGTATCCCATAAGTCCCTTGATTTTGCCGTGTGTAGTTCATCATATATAACGCAATTACAATTCAGGCCGTGTTTCGTGTTTGAATCAGCACTGATGGCCTGATAAAAATTTCCTTTCGCTTCATTAGTAATTGAGTTTCTAAAAACTTTTGCTCTCCTTGTTAATTCTGAATTATTATTAATCATTTGTTTTGCGATTTCATGAACTATTCCAGCTTGACTTCTATCGCTGGCAGCTGAGATAATTTCAGAGCCTCTTTCAGAATCTGCAAAGGTCATGTACAGTCCAAGTGAAGCGCAAAGAGTCGATTTTCCGTTCTTCCTTGGGACTTGAATGTAGGCTGTTCGATATTTACGAAAACCATTTTCATTTTTCCATCCAAACAAATCTCCAATTATTTTTTTTTGCCAATCCTCAAGAATTAAAGGATAGCCAGCAAGCTCTCCTTTTGTATGTGTGCAAAAAGTTTCAATGAATCCGATTGCTTTTGATGCGGCTTCTTTGTCAAAATAAAATTTAGTCAAAATAATTTAGTTTGTTGTTTGGTTTCTTTAATTCTTCTTTCTGCAATCTCAAAATATTTTTCATCTTTCTCAATACCAATAAAATTTCTTTTTGTGTTTTTGCAAGCAACTCCAGTGCTACCAGACCCCATTGTAAAATCTAAAACTAATTCATTTTCATTTGTATAAGTTTTTATAAGGTATTCCATAAGAGCAATTGGTTTTTGTGTTGGATGTTTTGTTTTGTTTTCATTATTAAATTTTAGAATTGTTTTTGGATAATTTGTTTTAGTTTGTAAATGATTTTTATTTTTCCACTTACCTCCACTTAATGTAGTTAAATTTCTTTTATTTTTATTGATAATTTTTTTATTTGTTTTTTTAATTCCTTGTGGATTGTAAATTATTGAGTCTTTATTTTTTACATAAGTTGCTGGAGATTTACAAAATACAGATATTATTTCTATGTTTTTTAATGGCCTATAATTTACCATTGTAAAGCCATTGCATATGTTTTTTTGCCAAATCCAATCATATCTAAAATTTTTAATATTACTAATTCTTAAAGCACTGCTAAATGGCTCACTACCGAATAAAACTATTGCTCCATTAGGTTTTATAATTCTGTTTAATTGTTCCCACATTAAATCAAAATCAATTACATTATCCCATTTGCAAACTGTAGTTCCATAAGGAGGGTCTGTAATTATTGCATCAATACTTCCATCAGGAATTTCTTTCATTATTTTCAAACAATCTCCTTTGTATAATTTAATCAAAATAATTATTTATTTGTGTGTTGTTTGTTGTTATTGGTGCACTGATTGAAGCTCTTGCAACTGGTGTTAATCCAAATTCTCTTGCTATTTTTAAAGCGTTATTCAAAGCGTCATTTTTCATTTTGATTAATGGATTAGCTTGACGCCTCAAAACCAAGCCTTCCGAACTTGTAAATTCATCAATTCGTTTTGTGTTTCTAAGTTCAATTTCACATTCTTTATAAAGAGATATTTCATTGCAATAAGATTCAATCATAATTAAATCAACATTATGAAGCATCTGTAAATTAAAGAGTTGATTTACAACCTTGTTAAACTCTTCTTTCCCATACCTTGAAAGCCATTTTGGAGCTGATGGAATTTTTTCTACAAGGTCAACTTGCATTTCATTTTCAATCAATCTTGATGGAACATCAGTTCCTTGCATTTTTTTTATTTTAGTTAAAGTTTTTTTTCGACCTTTACTCATGTTTATATTTGTTTTATTTTCTAAGTTGTTGTGTTTCAGTTAGTTATGGCTATACCCTAGAGCTCTAATTATGCATAAAAACAAAAACCCA